AATAATTTTATTAGCTTAAAAACTCTTACACAAAGACTACAATACGGAAGAAGGGTATTGTTAGAATTCTGGAATCATGAAATTTCTATGATTCAAAAAGCTATGGGATTTAAAGAGCCAGCAGTGATTGAATTTGATAGAATGGATCTTAGTAATGAAGAAGCAGAAAAAGCTTTGTTGCTCCAGCTAGCAGATAGAAATATAATAAGTGACGAATATCTACAAACAGTATTTGGTATTAATACCACGATGGAAAAATCAAGAATTAAAAATGAAGAAAAACAAAGAGACGGTGGAAGAATGTCACCTAAGGCTGGTCCTTATTATGATGGCGGAACTTTTGAGAATGGATTAAGAAAGATTGCTCTTCAGATGGGTCTTGCTACTCCAAGTCAAGTAGAATTAGACCTTAAAGAAAGACTTCCTGGAGAGAAAACTATTGTTGAAGTTAAAACAGAATCTGAAATAGAAAAGATCAAAAGCCAACCACCCAAAGGTGTTCCTGGAGAGGGAAGGCCAATGAATTCTAATGACACAGAACAAAGAAAGCAAAGAGAGTTTAAGCCACAAACCGGTATTCCTCAAAATGCTTCTATTGTAATATGGGGACTTGAGGCTCAGGAGAAGATTTCAGATATAATGAATCCCCATCTTCTTGACTTCTACTCTAAAAAGAATATGAGAAGCTTATCTTCAGAAGAATATCAAGAAGCAGATGAAACAAAAACGAAGATATTCTTATCTCTAGAGCCAAACGCACAAGTGACAGACGAAGTAGTTTTAAGTAAACTCAATACTATTAATAGTATTGAAAATAAAAAAAGACAAATAAGTTGTTTATCTTTTATAGAGTCTATGAACAGAGAACTAAACAGAACAATGACAGCTGAAGAACTAAAATATACGAAAGCTTATTTTTATTCTATGGTGTAAATAAAATTATTCTAACTATTTCTCATAACGGAAGAAAATTATGAATATTTATAAAGCTGAAATCGAAGACGGTCTAGAAGAACAAATCAAAGCTTCTGCGTCTATAACATTTGCCACAATAGCAGAGAAGGGATCTGAAAACACACTATCTGCATCACAAAAGAAAAGAATAAAAGCTCAGGCTGGCGTTAACGATAAAGATCTATATTATACACAGTCTATATTGGTTACCACAGACTGGAATAAAAATGATGATATCTTCGACAAAGAAGAAGTTTGGGCAGCCAAAGACACACCAATACACAAGCCAACAAATCTAGAACATAGAGAGACAGAAATAGTTGGACACATCACAGCAAATTGGCCTATAACAGAAGATGGGATTTATATTCACCCAGAAACTCCAGTTGAAAATCTCCCCGAAAGATTCCACATATTAACTGCATCAGTAATTTACAAAGGATTTACAGATCCAGAATTAAGCGGTAGAGCAAATCAACTTATTGCGGAAATCGAAGAAGGAACTAAATATGTAAGTATGGAATGTTTTTTCAATGGATTTGATTATGGCTTAACAGATAAGAGCACAGGAGAATTTAAAGTATTAGCAAGGAATGAAGAGACAGCATTCCTAACAAAACACTTAAGGTCTTATGGTGGGATTGGAGAACATGAAAACTATAAGATAGGTAGAGTTTTAAGAAACATTACCTTTAGCGGTAAGGGATTTGTTGATCGACCTGCAAATCCAGAGAGTATAATTTTCGATAAAGAAGATTTCAAGTTTGAAAATACTTATTCTTCTCAAGAAAAAAAAGATAATTTTAATGAACAAGGTGTATTTTCTAGTCAAGCCCAAAATAAGGAGGCAAATATGAATTCCGAAGCAACTAACCCAACAGAAAAGGGAGAAGCTATGAGTGATTGTTCAGAAATGGTAAAGGAAGCTTACGCTTCTGTTGAAACAGTAAAGGCTCAGGCCTCCGAGCTAGAAGCAGCTCTTGACGCAGAGCGTGTTGCTCACGCCGAAACCAAGACTGCTTTAGAAACCGCATTAACTGAAAAAGAAGAAGCTGCTAAGATGTCTGATGAAGACATGAAGAAGAAGAAAGACGAAATGGAAAAGATGAAGGCAGAACTTGATGCTGCAAACGAAGTTCTCGCTGCCTATAAGTCTAAAGAAGAAGAGATGAAGAAGAAGGAAGCTATGATGAAACGCAAAGCTTCTCTTCTCGAAGCTGGTCTTGATGAAGAATCAGCAACTTCAAATGTTGAAAAGTTTGAATCACTAGACGACGAATCCTTTGAAAACATGGTTTCACTTCTCGCTATGATGAAGAAGAAAGATGAAGACATGAAGAAAAAGGACGAAGAGGCAATGATGATGAAGAAGAAGATGGCTTCAGAATCTGAAGATATTTCAGAAGCTCTTGAAACAGCTGAACCTTCAGAAGAGCCTGATCTTAGCGTTGCTAGTGAAGAAGTTAATGAACTAGAAAACACAAGAGCAGCTTTAGTTGATTTTGTATATAGTAGACTCGGTAAAACACCTAATAAGTAAGGGAGATTAAACATGGCTTTAAAACCAGATCGTGTAGAAGCATACACAGACATCTCATTCTTCATGAATGAAACAGGCGAACGTGGTGGTGTTGTAGTACATTCCACCGCAGGTTCAGGAGCAGCAATGGACGATGCCAATGCTGTTGTTGAATATGCCTCAGATCCGTCTGGAACAAATCCAGCGGGTTTACTACTATGTGATGTTGTTGATCTAGATCTAACAAGACAGCACATTAACTTTTATAAAGACGAAGTTCAAAAGGGAAGTAAAGTTACATTACTTCGTCAAGGTACAGTAGTAACAGACGTTGTTGCAACAGGTCTTAACATTAGCGCTGGCGATGTTGCTTATTATGGCGCCAATGGTGCTCTTACAACTAGCAGCACTAATAGCGTTCAAGTTGGTCGTTTCCTAAGCGACTATGATGCTGACGGTTATGTTAAAGTAGACATCAACATTACATAATTTTAGAATAAGGGAGAATTAAATATGTCTAACAGATTTGAACCAACACCAGAGCTTACAGATCTTCTAAGACGCTCTGGTTCCGCTAACAAAGATGAAGCTGTTGCAGCCGGCACAGAATTTGCAAAAGCTCTAGAATTACCATTACGTCAAGGCGTTCTCAATGGTGATATCCTAGACGGCATTTTCGAAACCGTGGTTCTACAACCAGGCGCTGCTCCAGAATTTCCTCTTGATTTTCTAGCTCCAGGTACTGAAAAAGATTTTGTCGCCTATACCATTCCTAATCATGGCTATATTCCACAACGCCATATTGAGAGTGATTATGTCATGGTTCCAACCTATGACATTGGCAACTCAATCGATTATCTTCTAAAGTATGCTCGTGACGCCCGCTGGGATGTTGTCGGTCGTGCTATGGAAGTTCTTGAGGCTGGTTTCGTTAAGAAGATGAGTGATGATGGTTGGCACACAATGCTAGCTGCTAGCGTTGACCGTAATATCGTTGTTTATGACAGCGATGCAGGTGCGGGTCAATTTACAAAGAGGCTCGTTTCTCTTATGAAAACTGTTATGCGTCGTAACGGTGGCGGTAACAGCACTAGCAACAATCGTGCCCAACTAACTGACCTATATCTTTCACCAGAAGCTCTTGAAGATATTCGCAACTGGGGTGTCGATCAGGTTGATGAAGTTACTCGTAGAGAAATCTATGTTGCTAACGACGGTGCAGGTTCATTAACCAGAGTATTCGGTATCAATCTACATGCTCTAGATGAACTTGGTGAAGGCCAGGAGTATCAGCTATATTTCGAAAATGTTCTTGGTGGATCAATGCCAGGAACAGACGTTGAAGTTGTAGTTGGTCTTGACCTCAGCAAGCGTGATAGCTTTATCATGCCAGTTCGTGAGCAGGTACAGATCTTCGAAGACGAATCACTACATCGTCAAAAGAGAGCTGGCTACTATGGATGGGCAGAGCAAGGCTTTGCTGTCCTAGATAACCGTAGAGTAATCTTGGGTTCGTTCTAAGAATTACCGTTCACTACAAAAAGAAAGGCTGGCCTTGTGCCGGCCTTTTTTTTTAGGTGTATATAAATACTGTAATTATTTAAACATAGGGGAAAGACTATGCCAGCCACCCAATATGACTTCAATATCGAACAAGGTTCGTCTTTTAAGATGACACTAGTATATAAAGACAAAGACAAAAATGTGATAGATCTTACAAACTGGTGTGCTAGACTCACAATGAAAACCAGCAACAATACAACTTTAGTTTTTGATACAACGAATTTAGATTATAGTGTATATAAATTTAGTATTGATGGTCCAAACGGCAAGATAACGCTTCTTATTCCAGCAGAAACAACAAATATTTGGACTTTTAAAAAAGCGAGATATGATTTAGAACTTCAGAGCCCAGATGACATTTATAGCGGTGGAGGTAAATATACTACAAGATTAATATATGGTAATATAAATATCATTAAAAGATTTAGTTTATCTTCAAATAATATGAGTTGTTGAAATGGAAGAATGTTGCCACTATCATGTTGATATACAAGAATCTCAACAATATTACGTTGAAATAGAAAGTACTATTGGGGCTGATTTAAATAATGTTTATTTGGAGATAGATACTTGCACCAAACCGCTTCTAGTTAGCGATTTACCAGACAATATTCCTGTTACATATATTAGTGGTTTAGATAATTATCTTAGTGAATTTATAGATGACTATGAAATAGACTGCGGCACACCTTAATTTAAAACGGAGATAGAAAATGCCAGTAAATACAAGACTACAAGTAAGAAGAGGAAGTGGAGAACTATGGACAAGCGTTAATCCAACTCTATACGCTGGTGAGATTGGTTACGAGACAAATACTGGTAAGTTTAAGGTCGGTGATGGCCAAACGGCCTGGACAACCCTAGATTACACATCTGTGCCATTAAATTCTGGTAACTTTATTAGTTATTCTGGTGTTAGTGGTTCTGGTGTTAATATTGATTTTGCTGATGATCAATCAAGTGCGACTTGGTATATTGACACAGATTGGTTAGACAACTTTATCGCTCAATCTAGTGGAGCTATTAATGTTGAAGGTGTTCAGGATATTATTGGAAATAGTGGTATTCTTGGTGGTTTTGGAATAAATAAAGACTATAACGATGGTACGGGCTTTACAACAGTTAGTGTTACTGGCATGGCACTAAGGGTTGATGAGAGTACAGGTATCGGAGTTTCTACAAGCACAGAAAATAACAATAATGTTTATACCGTTAGTGTTACAGGAATTGCTCATACTCTTGTGAACGAT